AAAACCCAGTTAGCCGAGCTTGCGATACCGTTTGAAAGGTATAAATCACCGTTACTAGTATCAGTGTAGTGCTGGTTTAAACCGGTTGGTGTGAATAGTGGTGCGCCAACACCTGAATTACCATGTTCTGACATTTTTATACCCTTTATTTATGTGCTGGTGCGTCAAATAGTGTCTCAATAGACCCGTCGGATCTTGCTTCTTTTAATGTTTTTCCATCATCACCAATCAATATTGATGAAGCATGAAACTTAGCCAAATCGTTTTGCACTTTTGCAGTCGCTCGTATACTGGCAAGTGTTCCAACAGGCCATAATAACGGGGTTGTTCCTTCTACCCCACGAACCAAAAACATAATGTCCAATTCAAAATTTACCAAACTTACAGAAACAATTTCTATATCTGCTTGTGATGCATCTGATAAAACCAAAGTTAGCGATAATCCTGTGGACTGCGTTGCAAAATCTATCGAATCTAGGATTAAATTTTCGTTATATGCTGCCCTTAGTGCATCTCTAAGAATGATTCCGTCTCCAACAATCAATTCTGCAAGGCCGGTTGTGTTTGCTTCAAGAGCATCACCAACAGGAGTTAATACGCCTTGTGATAGAGATATAGATGTGACATTAGCAATAAGTGGTGCGGTATTACTCATTTTTATTCCTTAAGCATTCGGGTCGATGTCAGCATAGTTTATAACTACATCTGCAAGTTGAGAATCTTTGAAATTGATAGTTTCAACATTATTGAAGACTAAAGTAAAAAATCCATCTGATGAGGTTATTACCTGATCGGTTGCATGATATGTTCTAGTCTTATCTATTCCGTCAATTACGCCTTCAAGCTCGGTCAAAGGTGATGCAATACCGACACCTGAACCTTCTGCTGTACTTGCAGCATTTGGAGCAAAGCTAGTCTGTTGAGCGACATCTGCTTTGATCTTTCCTTGACCCAGAATGTTACGTTTTCTCTTTTTTGGTATTAAAGAGTTGAGATCCCTTACAACATCAGTATCAAATCTGTTTTTAGAGTCTGAAGTCGCCATTATTGTGAACCTTCTGCACCATTAGGAAGAGAAAATTGTAAGCCTGTGTCTTTTCCAGTGAATCCAAACAGAGAAGTATATCTAACGAATATCTGAACTGCATTGGCATCCCCAGAAAGTATCTCTAACCCCAAATCCAATGATTGCACAATGCTGGTATCAAGACCTATCAAACTATTGGCGACAACAAAATCTGTTGCGTTGACACCAGCAGCAGGATTTAAATCCTCAAATGTTATCGTCAATTGGTTTGCAGGATTTACCCTGTTGAATGCTCTTTTCCCAACAGCCAATGAGCCAAAGAAGAAGCTTGCGTCAACATCAACTGTTACACCCGGAGTAGCCTGAAATGGAATTATACTCACTGGTATAGTCAGAGCTGCATCGGAAAAGAACCCGAATGTTGTTGTCATTAAATTTCCCCTAAATCAAGTTCGTCGTTTGGTATCGACATTATATACTCACTTTGTGCATTAAACGACTGATCTCCTTGATCATCATCATTTACTTCTGGAGAAATTAGTTGTAAACCCTCTGTTTCAAACTCTTGACCACCTAGAGAGATTTTTCTATTCAATGCAAATACGTTTTGGTCCACTATATCTGGCAAAGTTATGTCACCTGTAGCCGCAATTACAGTTTGTACCTCAAATGAAGGTCTAGTGCCACCTGTGCCTTGTGGTGTTGTATTTGGTCTTGGTGGCGCAACAGAAAAATCTGAGTCAGCAACGACTAATGATGAATATGTTGCGCTTACCTTGATCTCTGTCGATGTCTTTGCTGCTCCAGTACCAATATCTAGAACATGAACAAATTTAAAGACTTTTCCGCTTGCTCTAACATTATCAGTGTTTATTCTGTTGTATTGGGAAAGCTCTAAAGACGGCCTTATTGCCGTGGTAACAATAAAAATATTGTCTCTATGTTCTAATAAAATATCTGTTCTTAGCTGGTTCAGTATTGATAAGAATGCTTTTGAAAATCTGTCAGCATCTTCCTGATCAGAAAAAGAATCGCCGTTTGCAAGCGTTTGTGGAAATGTAGCAACAGGCAAATCGCCAGAGTTAAAATCAGAATCGTCAAATTCAACATCAACTGAAGTAGAATCGTTTAAGGGTTGCAAACCAAAACTCTCAATAGATTGAGGTGCAATCAACGTAATATCAAATGCCTCTGTTATAGTCTTTGAAAACTTTGTTTGTGAGGTTCCTGTAAATCCATTATTGATTACTTTTCTCACCTCTTCAGTGGCGAAGAATATGTTGGTTGGCACACCATTCCCGTTACAATCATAAGCTCCATTGTCGGGTAATGGAACTAATGTTAAGTCTTTGATTGCGTCTCCAACACCGTTCAATGCAGAATCAACAGCATCATTGGTCAAGAACTTTTCAACAAGAAATGTTTTGCATGGATTGGTTCCTGACCATGAATATTTTAATTCTCTATTCACCAATCTAGTGAATCTACTATCAAATTTTAGATTTACTTGATTAGTTAGATCAATAAATCGAGCAATTTGATTATCTATTGATAGATCTTCTATTACATCTTCACCAAGGGTTTCATTTATTGCTTGTATTGCCCATTCAGATCTAACAATATTGCCATTTCTATCTTTTTCTATGCTTACAGGAACAGTTTCTTTTAATTCTGTAAGATACTCGAATCCAACTGTGTCTTCATCAAACACATCATCTGATGGAAATCCATTAACCAAGTTTTCAATTTGTGTTTTGGTCATTTTATCAACGACTATTGGCAAATCATCGACGCAAGAGAATGACAAAACGCTATCCGTAGCATCATATTGAACAACATCAATAATACCGGTAAATATCCTCTCGTTTAACACCTCTAGACCATTAACAAACTCTAAATAGTCGATAGTTACAGACTTTCCTATAAAATCTTTAAGATCATTTACGGCAGGACTCAAAACTGAGAACTCACCAAGCCTAGAATTATTTTCTTCCGCCTCGACTGTGACCTGACCAAATAGGTTTTCTGATATATCAACCGAGTCTATGAATATTCTAGTTTTCCATTTGTTGCCAACAGAAACAGAATTTTCAAACTGGCTGACGATAACGGGTAAGACTAGATCAAATACATCTGCGGCCTCAACAGAAACAGGTAATAGTAGATCGAAGTTTTCTATAGTTTCAATAGAAGCAGGTAGAAGCAGATCAAAATCTATCTGTGTCTCGGTTGCCCCAGCTATATTAAAACTACCAATTACACCATCAGCAATAGACATAAATTAAGCCAACTCTTCTTCGCATTCGATAGACCAACTGAACACCCTTTCGTTTATATCAGATGTATCTTGTACATCTAATATAAATACAGTCATTCTCGGATAATATGTAATTATATAATCATCGGCATCTGCTATTGCAGTTATCGTTACATCATTCCCTACTATCGAGAACTCAGCCTCAAAAATATCATCTCCTACTATTGCAGAAACTTCAATATCGACATCGGGCCTAATCACTCTTGGAATAGTGAAAAGTAAAGATCCAGATGTCAATTCAGACATTGGTGCAATACAATCTAAAGTTAATGGAACGGTTTTGTCAATATTTCTAATTGGTGCAGGCAGCAAACCTGTTCCAGAAATACTTGTTGAGAATCCCTCCCAATGAGTCTGTTTTATCAGCTTTCCACTCAATGTTCGGAAACTGCTAGTGCCACCAATATCGTTGTATGTTTGGTTAATTTGGAATCTACTTTGCATGTAGATTCTTATTCCTGCAATTACTAAGCTATCTATTTGCATTATCGTCTTCTTCTCTTACCAGTTTTTAACGATTGTCTCTTCAGTGCTAGATTAAACTCTTCAACTGATGAGTTGTCAAAGTCGCCTGACAAAGGAGGCATATTTGGTACATTTATCACACCTGCAGATTTTGATCTTTGTTGTGATTGTGTAGATGGTGAAACGTTACCACCAGATATATCAGATATTGGTTTTGATCCATTAACATCATTCATAAAACCTAAACCAAGCTCTTTAACCCTAGCAGCTCTGACCATAAATTCATTCTTGCTTGCTTGAATAGTATTCTTATCCGCTGTTGGACCACCGGTTCCTCTAACCAAACCACCTCCAGCAAGTCTTTGATTCCTAGTTGATGACAGGTCTAGATTATCAATTTGGTCAATGAATTTCTGTCTTGAACCACTGCTTATTCCTGCATCTTGATTACTTTGAAGCTGTTTTGGTATGGTTACTGTTCCTGTACTACTTAAAACAGTCTTGCCACCATTTGCATTTATTCCAGTTGAGCCAAATTGTTGACCACCTTTACTTCGTCCGCTTGATCCAAACCTTTGGTCTGGGTCTGGGGTAACACTAGAACCGGCTTTAACCTCAGTTACAATTACCTTTTTGTTGGCGGTTCTTGATGCATTTTCATGCAAAGCGTTGGCTTTTGCTGTTGCTTCTGTTGTATCAGCATCAACTGGTTTTTCTTCAGGTTTTTTAGCATTATCGGCAAGTGTTGAGATTTTCTTCTCAGCATCACCAGTGTTGGCATCAATACGTTTTTTAAGAACTTCTTCTCTATTCTTAGTATTTTTTGATATAGATTCTAGAACATCATCGGAACCTGATTTTGGATCGTTTTTCTTAGGGTCTGAATTTGAAACAATATCAGATTCTTGCCTTAGAGAAGATAAGTCATTAACCAGACTTTTAACCATTGCAGAGGTATTTTTTAGAATATTCTCGGTATTTCCAAGATTTAATTCGCTAGGCTCTGTCAGCTTATTGGTCAACAACTCAAGCTGTTTTTGGAAATTGGATAATAGTTCTTTTGACTTAGAAACTCTTTCCTGAAGCTGGTTTATAAGTTCTGGCTGAATTTTGTTTAATGCTTTGTCAGCTTTCGCTATTTCTCTCTTTGCTCTATTTTGATCAGATAGAGCAGATCGTACTTGGCCTTCTGTTTTGGCTGAGTCCTCTCTGTTTTCAGCAATACTTAAGGCTCTTTGTGCTGCTTCTTTTTGTAGCTGAATTAGCTTCTCTGCACCCTTAATATCACCTTTGGAAGCAGCAGAACTAGCATCACGACCAAGCTTTTGTGCTTGGTTGATTTGTTTAAATAACTCAACTGGAGAATCTGATTCTGATATTCTAGAATTTATATCTCCTTGTAATCTTTGTATTTCAGATTGTGCATCGCTAATACTACTTTTAAGCTTTCCAATAACACCGTTGATCAAGCTTTCTTGTCTTTTTACTTGATCTTCAACAGCTTTGGTTTCGGCCTTAAGAAGTTTTGTTCTGGCTTTCAAGAAATCTTCTTGGGTTTTTATTTTACCGTTAGTAAGCTTCCCAAATATTTCTATTTCTTTACCAGCACCAGCTTTTGCTAGTCTCTCTTGTTCTTTAAGTTTTGATATTTCATTCTTTAAATCTTTCTGTCTAGAGATCTCTTTTTGATCAAGAACATTATCTGCACTTAACGCAAGCTCATCTTCAAATTTCTTTAAAGAATCCTGAGTTTTTTGTAGGAACTCTTTAGCACTTAGACCATCTGCTTTTGCTAGATCCTGTCCCTGTCTTTTGAAATTTTCAAATAGATCTGATCTTATCTTCTCAGCTTTTGCAGACTCAATCGTCAATTGTTTGAACCCAGCAACAGATCCACCATCAGAATTTATTTTTTCTCTGATAGCATCTACCGATTGTGTCTGCTCAGTGAGAACACCTTCTAAAATCTTACCGTCTTTTCTTATCGACTTGATGAGATCTTCTTGAAGATCAGAAATGACTTTATTCTGTTCTTGGTTTTGCTTTACATCCGCATTTGTTTCTTCATTAGTAGATAAACGGCCTCTACCAATATTTCTAGCATTCTGTTGTTCTTTTATTAGTTTTAGTTTTTCTCTCTCTTGCTGGATAGACTTTTCTAGAAATTTAGTCTCTGCATCGGAAGATGTATCTTTGGAGCGAGCAATAATAGTTTCATTGATTGCTTCATTAAGCTTGCTGATCTTATCTCTAAGTACATCAACCTGACCTGCGAACTTATCTTGATTAGCAGCAATTTCAGAATTTTCATTAAATAGAGATACTGCATCTGATACCAAAGAAAATACAGCAGTTACAGCAGCTAGCTCTAGGGCCATAACCCCTATTCCAGCAGCAGCAACACCAGCAGCAGTACCAACCGATCTAAGACCTGTGGCTAACCCCTTTGCTGAGTTTTTAGCTTTATCTAGTCTTGATGGATCAGGTCCATTAAAATTTTGTCTGCTCTGTCTGTCACTGAAAGATTTATTCTGTGCAGCAATACTCTTGGCCAAAACATTATTTTGAGTAGCCAAAACAGCAGTAGCTCTAGACTGAAGCTGTAGTTGTTGGAGCCTTTCGAATGATTGTTTTTGACCTAATCCAGTAATTTGTATGAATTTTTGTCTGATAAGGTCAGCAGATGAAGCAGCCTTTCCAGATGCAGCAGCTGTTGATCCTAACGATTTTACTGTGGTTGCACCTAAATCTCTTGCAGCAAGCTTTGCTAATACGAATTTTGCTGCTAGTCCAGCAGCTAGGACTTGAACAATATCGATGATGTCTGGGAACTTTGCAAAAACTCCTAGAATTGCTCCACCAGTACTGGTTATTTCACTGAAGGCGTTTAACAACTCTGGTATCTGATTGCCAATGTCCTCAATGAATTTTGCAACACCCTCAAATAGAGGTTTTAGATCAAGATCACCACTATTAATTGAAGCTGTCAGTTTATCCAAGCTATCACTAACAATGTTTAGTAAACCAGACGACTCAACAGAATCTTTGACGAATTTCTGAAATGAGTTGCTAACCCTATTTAGCTGAGCTGTTAAAGTGTTTTTAAGTGGTTCAAATGCAGCATTGATTTCATCTGTTGAATTTATTAGTGCTTCCGCAAATATTTTAGAACTAATCGCCCCCTCGAGAACTAATTTTCTCAACTGACCACTAGTTACGCCTAATTGTTCTGCAACTACATTTGCAACAAAAGGAATGTTCTCCAAAATCGAGTTCATTTCCTCAGCACGAACTATCCCAGAACTAAAAGCTTGTGATAGCTGAATAAGACCGGCTCTAAGATTAGCCTGACTTGCCCCAGACGCAATTGCCGCCTTACTGATATTATCCAACAGAACGGTGGTTTCAGCAGAATTCAAACCAAGATCTTTAGTAGCTAAAGCAACCCTTGTATAAATATCAACTAGGGGCTTTATCTCAATACCAGCAGTATTTGCAGATTTTGCGATTAGTTCAAAACGGTTATTAACGTCACCAGTAGATTTGGCAATAGAATTTGTTCTGGCTTCTAATACCTTGAAGGCATCTGCGGTTTGAATCAGACCAGTAATTAGTGTGGTACTTGATCTTAACGCAAACAAAGTCCCTAAGACTGCTGATGCAGTTCTCCCTAACGCGATTGTAGAGCGTAAAGCAGCACCTTGCTTACCAATGGATAGGATAGACTTATTGGTAGAGCTAGTAAGGCTATCGTTAGCAACAGACAGTCTATTGGTTGAATTTGTAGCCTTGGTCGTCTCAACAGAATTTTTAGAAACGGCAGATGAGTTTTTATTAACTGCATTAGTTAGTCTGGAATAGACTAGGGCGGACTTTTCAGAAGAAGTTTGCACATTTGATATTTTGTCACGGAGCTTATCAAACGAATTTGTGTCAGAAACCTTTTTCATTTGGGTTTCTAGCTTCTTAAAGCTATTGCCAGTTTTTACAAGCAATGGCGTTATTTTATCAACGCCTTCCAGTATAAGCTTTACGTTTTCAGCCATTTTTCAAATCCGCTAGTATTACCGTGAGTAACATCCCACATAATCCTCATGTGGGTTTTTAATTTATCTTTTTCATATTCCGTCAGAGAATGAGATATTACTGTTAGGGTGTTCATTGTCATTTCCCCTATTTCAGATATTCTGTAATAAGGTATTAATCCTTCAATGGATGAATCTAATCTACCTTTGAAGGTTACTTCTGACTCTAACTTTTCTGGCTTTGGTTTTGCTCTAATTCCGGGTTTATGAGGTCTGTCGCCTGAGCTTCTAAGTTCACGATCACGTCGAGAACTTTTATTATTAACTTTCCCAACACTTCACCATCTATTTTTGATAATTCTAAGATAGTAAGAATGCAGTTGAGCTGGTCACCAAGAGGCAGTTTTGAAACTTGTTCAACGGTCAATTCACACGACAAGGAAATCATCTTGTAGCAGTAATCAGGCCATTCAACGAATAATTTGTTCACATCTAATTTATTTGTGAATATGTCTTCTGTTAATTTTGTGTCAAATTTGAATAGTTTGGCGAAGCTCTTTAGGTTTAAAGCATTAACGACTATTTTTCCTGACTGTATTTCTATTTCTTTACTACTTTCGACTAATACTGATAGTGACATTTAAATGCACCTTATTGTTTTGTTTTAATGGATGTAACCTACCCTTGTGGGAGGGTAGGAAACGGGGGAAATTAAGTCTTTGTGACACTGTAAAGTTTTGATTTTCCTGCTGGTTGGGTAGGATCAAATAGTGCTGTTCCTTCCAATTCGCCTTCCCAGATCTCTTCAGTGATCATTGAGAACTCAGCAAGAGGGTCAGTATTGAAGCGATGAATATCAACAACAACAGGCTCATCACTATTTTCAGTGTTAAGACCTTCGAATCTTAGAGCAACATCTTTACGAGGTTGAGTAAATGATTCAAGCTGAACTTGAGCTTCATGGTCAAACGTAAAAGTTAGATCATCTGCATCAGCAATGATGTCAGCAGCAGGCGAGCCTCCATTTGAAACAGCCTGCTCAGCAGCAGTGAAGATTCGAACAGAACCAGCATTTTCATCTAATTCAAAGTTTTGATTAGCAACATAGGTGATTAAACCAGTAGCAGTATCAGTAACAACAAGGTTGGAAACCTTGACTTTACCAAATCCATAGATAAGGCCGGTTTGAACAACCTTAGTGACAGCAACTCCAACAGCAGCAGCAACATCAGTTGTGTCACCGAAAACTGCTAATGCAACATTCTCTTTACTGAACGATTGGAAGGTCAGGGCAACCAAGATTTCTTTACCAGTTTCATGGCGAAGAACGATTTGGCGCTGGCCAGATGTACTTTCTTTAAAGTTGGTAGTGTCAACATTGTGTGAGAACGATAATTCAGATACGTTCGCCATGTGACGGAAACCAACAGGTAAATTGGTAACTGGGTCAATATCAGAGATCAAGACAACGCCTTGGCCTGAGAAGAACTCAATTTCTTTTTGATGTTGAGGCATAATTTTATTCCTTCATGCTAAAAAATTTAGGGGTATGCCCCTAACAGTTAATTGAAGCTTCCTTTGATAGAAATCAATGTTTCAAAACCTAACGAAAAAAACGCAAAGCCTTTATCATAGAATTGTCCATCGTCGGGCAACAATTTCATTTCTCCAAAACCTGTAGCAAGCTTATATCCTAATAATGCAGTCGTAACAGAATCCATTATAGGTGAAGCAACCGATCTTGGGTTTTTTCCTGACAAAATGTCTGATACGTCTCTGACAGCAGTCACGACAACCCATTTTTGTCTAATTTTTTGTAATTGGCCTTTTCCAGAACTATCAAATGGCGTAAATCCACCATAACCGACATATATAGTTGAGCTATATTGAGACAGATCTTCAATGGATTTGATTTCATCCATTGATCTAATTTCAACACCATCAAGCTTGAACTCCGCAAGTCTAGCCAAAATCAAATCTTCAGCTTCCAACCAACTAACTGCCACTATCTAGTTTCCTTTCTGATTTGTTCTTCAATCTTATCGACAGCCATCTTCTCGATTTCTGGAGAAGTACTAATAAATCTTCTTTGTGGCAACACACCTGACCCGACTCTACGACCAAAAACCTTATGGTTACGATCACCATTATTATGTGCGGCAACCTTTCGTGGGTCATCATCAGAAAATATAGATACAGACTTCTTGTTGACGTTATGTGTAATGCTTTCAAACATTGTTCCAGAATCAATCAGAAGACCTTTATTCAATGTTCCTCTGTTGAATCTCAACACTGAACTCGTCAGTGTTAAGTTTTGCCATTGCTGGGCAGTTTTAGGATCTTTTTTAACCCTAATCATATTATTTTTTAAAATAGCTACTGCGTTTGATCCAATATCATCCCACAATGATGGTGTATCAAGAACAGTACCGATATTTCTTAAACGTCTTACGAACGTTTTTTGACCTCGACCAAACCTGAATGTGAAATCACCCATTACACTCTTCTTAGCTTGGTTGATGATGATTTATTTGTTGTGCCAATTTTCACGGCACCCAGTAGATCAAGTTTTCCATTTGCTATGCGCTCAAGCATTGCCAAAGCTTCCTTGTATAGCTCCGTAACCGACTCTCTTGGGTCTAAAGAGTAAAGTTCGTATCGAGTTATAGCAGAGGCGATATTAATTATTGTAGAGGGTATAGGATTGGTAAATGGGACTTCGTAGAACGATCTCAAATAGTCGTTGATCAAAGCATCTGCTCTTTTGGCAGCAGCATCATATACATCACTGTCAATTGATCCTGATCCTCGACCAGTTAATTGTGTGATTTCTGGAGTGCCAAATATGACTTGGAATTGATCTTCGTCTATATACATAACTTTTGTAAAAATTCCCCGTAAGGTTGAGGTAATTATTCCCTCAAAAGTCGAAATCAAAAAGCAAGATGGAAAAAAGGAAAATAAATCCCACCTCGCTCAAAAGGTAAACTTGTCACCTTTTAATCGTCGGAATCGAAGTCTGAAAAATCAATTTCAGGTGACGCTGCTTCAGCAACAGTCTCTACGACTGCTTCTACAACGGCTTCTGCCACTTCTTCGATAACTTCATCAACAAGGCCGGATCGCTGGTTATTTGCGATTGAATTTCTTGCTACAGCACTGTTGATATTATTTTTAAATGGTACTTTTTTCTTAGCCAGTTTAGCGGCTTTCTTTTCTTCTTCAATATCGGCTTTTCTGTGAATCTTTCGTTGATACTGGAGCAATTCTGCTGTTGTAAAACTCATAAAATTTCCTTTTTAGATGAACTGGTAGCGAGTGCTACCAGAACATTCATAATAATATTAGTATATTATTATCCATTGGTTATCAAAAAAGCCATCGGTATGTTTTTCCGTTCCTCATATACACGACTCCATTGTGCTGGGTCTTGCAAGTTAGCGCGAGTTGCAGAAACGCCTTGAGCGATACCAGCAGATGCGAATGCAAAGCCTGCAGGATGGATAATCTCATTACGACGAGCAAACAAGATGTCTTGACCACCACCGTTACCAGATTCAGGCTTACGATCCAATTCAGAAGGAACCAAAGGAGCAGATTCGCCATAACCGAATGCACCGGGTGCAAACAATACTGAAGTGAATTTGAAACCAGAAGTGCCGCCAGCTTCAACAGTCAAAGCATCATCTTCAACTAAACGATAGCCTAAGTAGGTTTCAAAACGGATGTTGCCATTTGAATCTTCGGTGAAGTCGATCAAGTTCTGTTTTCGCAAACGTGTACGAACAACAGAGTGAACAGCAAGTACTGCGATTTCTTGAGAGTGATCACCTAAAGTTGCCGCAGCGTCAATAACAGCTTCAGCAGAAATTAAGTTAGCAGCAACAGCATTGTCACCATCTTCAATAGAAATATCAACGACCATATCACCAGCGTTATTTGCTACATTATCAGCACGAAGACCGACAGTTGTGGAAATGATTCGTTGGCTTAGATTAGTCGCCCAATAGTGTGCAACTCGGTTGGTGATAGCTCCAAGTGGGTCTTGTAATGCAAGCTGACGAGACAGATCCATTGTAGACCAAGACTTAGCTTGGTTAGCAAGACGGAAAATCTGTACCGCACTTGAGATTTTATCAGGAGTATTTGTTAAAGATGGATCGTCAGATGTGTAATCTGGCTCGTTGTTATCCAAGTTTAGGAAGAAAGGTAATTCACCGATCATACCACCTTGAGCAACCATCGCGTCAATGCGTGGGTCTTGAACGATAATGCCAGCACTTGCGAAAGCGTTTAATTCGATTGCGCGTTCTTGAACAGCAGCATTAAAAGTGAGTGGTTCGTAAATATCTACAAGGCGTACTTCAGCCATTTTTGAATCTCCAAGTTATATGATTTCCCTTGGAGAATAGTCTTGCCAAGAGATTTTAAGAAACTAATAAAATCTTTCGGCCTAACCAAAAAATGTTCGGTAAAATGTGCGACCTAATCGCAAAAAAATACCATTGATAATCTAATTTTATAGCACATGATAGATATGTCAATGGTATTTTACCGGATATTACTTTTTTCTTGGCTTTGATCTAACCGTCTTCTTTTTGGTAGACGATTTTTTCTTCACATGCTTAGTATGACCTGACATTTATTGACCTGCTGCTTTTTGGAACTGTTTAGCCAATTGTGGATTTTCTTTCACCATTTTTGCTTGATCAGTTACGTTATATGCTGCGGTGCCTTTCTGGAATGGGTTGGGTACTTTAGAACCGCCACCATTACCTTGTGGCGCACCGGAGCCAGAATTTTGAACAGGAAATGCAGGAGCAAAACTATCGTTGGTCATCATTTCATTAACTAAACCAGATATAGTAACAGCCTTTCCTGTTTCAGCATCAAAACGTTGCTGACCCGCACTATCAACTACTTGTAAAGAATAAACACCGTCTTCACCAGCAACATTTCTAACACTGGGTAGAATATGTGGCATTAGTAAAAATTCGCTTCCTTGAACTTTTTTGATAGCAGCGTGTGCTTGGTTTGTGATTGTCTCTGTATCGAGAGCAGCCTTTAAAGAAGCAATCGTTTTCTCACTTTCAGTTTTCAAAGTGTTCATTGCCGTACTGTGTGCTGTGGTCATTTCGTTTTTCAACTCATCCCAACGACCTTCAGAAGCAAGTTTTGCATCAGCAGCTTCTTTTTTCTCTGCCTCAAGAGCATCTTTACCATCAATATATGCTTGGTAGTCTTCTGCAGTAACCCCTTCAGGTATTTGGTTTTTCTTTGCTTTGGCGAGTTTATCCATCAACTCTTGAGTCTTACTTTTAAGACCGGCATCGTTGGCTTCCATTTCGGCTTTATAAGTGGCCTGTGCTTCTGCCCATGCTGTGTTGAATCCTGCTTGGTCGTCGCCAAATTGTGCCTTAAGCATTTTCTTCAGTAGTTCTAACATTTACATTTCCTTTTATTTTACGTCTGAGCTTGCTACTGGATTATCCAGTATGGTGTTGTCGAGTGGTGTTCCACCCGAATTCAGTTTTGCTTCTTCATCAGTAGCAGTTTTGGCTGCTTCTGCGCCAATCTCAGCATCTTTATCTTTGCTAAAAAATGGAGGTTGGTTTTCTTGTATTTTTTCTAGTTCCTGAGAGAATGTTCTATCAGGTGGGATTAACTCGCCTTCTTTTAGTTTATCAAATACTGTTTCGTGAGAAATAGCACCGTCTAACCAAGACTTGACCAAAGCGATAACTGCGTTTGGATCAATATCAACTCTGATAAGATCAGTATTCAACCGATATTGCCCTGTAAAATCTTCGTTGCCATTCCATGCTTCATACATGGCGACAACGCTTTCCATCTGGTTGGATATGTTTTCGACAGTATTTGATATTACTGAGGTCTGAAGACCTGTTCTCAATAGTACTGAAGTAGCAGTTTCACGCGACACGCCTTCCTTTTTCAGGAGTTGTGCGCCAATTGTTGCCATAATATCTTTTACTTCTTGGATGAATTTTTCGTGAGCATCATAAGACGCTCCAGAAAACTCCAAGATACCAACTGCTGCATCTGGCTCACTAATTCTCCAGATACGAGTCGGCCCGATTGTATCCTGATCACGATCTTGATCATCAGGTGATACACCGGTAGTCCAAGGCGTTGGTAATGATGTGTAGAACATCATGTGCGCTTGATCTAAGCGTTTACTCAACAGGGTTATGTTCAAATCTGATATGTCTTGAAGGATCGACTTCTTAATATCAAAATTGTTTGCCTCGGAACCATGAATGACGACCGGGATGTAATCTAGGAATTTGCCATTCTGTTTTGGGAACGTCTCTGAATCTGGAACCTGATCAAAGGAAACTGAATCTGTCTCTTCATATTGTCTGACTCTGTATTTACCATCCAATAAATCAAGAACGGTATATCGAGTAATATATTCATATTCAAATTCATCCTCTTGGCTGATTTCTTCAACACATACCTTGAAGATGAATCTTTCTAAAGTGATGATGCCTTTGTTCTCTTTGGTAGAGATGCCAACAATATCATCAGCCCTGATATATCGCATATAAGGCTTTTTCTGTTCATCGTTCCAGTCGATCATAGATGCAGCGAAACCATTTTTCAGGATTTCAGCAACAACCAAAGATGAATATTGGGATAAGTCGTTTCCGACAAAATCAACATTGGTATATTCATCTAATTCAAGATCGGTTTCAGGTGGCTTTGAAAAAATTGTACCAACATAAGCATTGACGATGGCTTTGTAGACCAATTCGATTACGGCAAGATTCACATAATTGAGAAAGTCATCATCGGTTTGATCTTCAAGTCTAGTAAACAGTAGGTTTCTGTTTTCTACTACTGAATCACGACCTTCATATAGTATGTAATTTTGGCGAATATAGTCTTGTTGCTTGAGAACATTGTATGTATACGGAATATGCAATGACTGTAAAGCTGTCAATAGGGATAATCTACTAGCCATTTCTTCTGCCGCCTTTGAGTTTTTTGGACTTCATCGCTTTTCTGCTAATTGGGTATCTGAAGTGAATTATATAGGTTGCTGAATCGTTGATATCATCTATCGACGAACCTTTTAATTTTTCTGGAAGCTCTGTTGCTTCGCTGAATACCTGTTGCTCAAGTGAATCCGCAAGCTTGGGACATTTTTTCACATTTACCCATAGAAGACCAGCCTTAAACGCTGAATTGGTTGATAAAACACGATCCATTATGCGTGGGTTCTTACTTGGGTATTTAGGTCGCATAAGCGCATCTCTAAGCATCGAAATATCAGATACAGTTACGCCCTTAGATGAAGCATTTTTTCCACTTGCATCAGGATATGTGAATATTGGACTAATTGGGTATCTTTTTCTGATTGCTTGAATCAATTCCGGCGTATCTTTCAGACCATCAAAATGATGGATGGCATGAAGAGTTGGTTGTCCAACATACGGATAGCCTTTGTTTTCTTCAGTCGCTTGTAGTGGTTCCCGGTCAACATACACAATGGCATTCATATTATGTACGTTAAAATCTATCCCGATATGGAGTGTTTCACCACGTCTGTAGGTTTCTTTTGAGTCGCAGCTTTTTCTACTTGAATCGAATTTGTCGTCTTTACGATGGAAGTTTTTATAAACGGTGCCAAGTGCCATGTTGACAAACTGGCCTTCGATATAGGCGTTTACATATTCGGCGGGGTAAACCTTCTGCATATCATCGTAGTAATCTTTTGGTAGAAATACATTTTCTCTACCGGATGCTTGAATTAACCGATAGTTATCTGGCTTTTCCTTCTCAAACATCTTGTATACAAAGCGATAGCCCTCTGGGGTTGTACCTACAAATAGTTGGTTCAGCTCTGAAACTTCAAGAATTTTACCATCAAATTGCTCTGGTGGTAGGTCTGGAAATTCTTTTATCAGCTCATCCCAGTCATATTGCATGATTATGTTGGGGTTTTCTGGCAAAACTTTTTCGTTAAACTGAACTATCTTTCCTTCTATTACTGTTTCGTAAAGAAGAAACCCATTATCATCCACTTTATGAACCCATTTTCTCGCTCTAGCAATGGCTTTCATCCAAACTTCAGTGGCTTTATCGGTAGCAAGTGTATCTAATTCATCCAAAAATACCGCAAGGACGTTAAATCCAACGATATGATCTGGATCATCCATGCTTTTAAGGATGATTCTACCGCCAACGTCAAAAAATATTTCGTTTGTAGATTTATTTATTCGATAGCCGATATTAAGCTCATCCAGAATTTCCTCAAAGTTTGGATATAGAATATCTCTGAACATTGAAAAAATTGGAAATAGATAGCATAGATCATATTTTGGATATTTAAGCTTCAGTTGTACCATCTTTAAAAATAAGATGAACGACTTCCCGCCGCCATAACCTGTTACAAAAGCTATGGCTTTTGATTCTTTATCGGTTATAAATTTTGATTGTGAATTTGTTAGCTTTAGTGTTCTCATTTCTTCCCAAGAAAAACAAAAATGCCTAGCTAAGTGCTAGGCTTTTTGTAATTTCCAAATGAAAATTATTATTTCTAGAATATAACAGTAAATATTATCGTTTACAATGTTTGTTGTTTTCACACTCACCGGCTAAAGCAGCGTAGGCTGACATATCAATATAGTCATCTAGTTTATAACCACCGGCGCCAGAACGAGCAAGTTTTAGCACTGTCATAAATTTCCAGCCATCGGTTTCGGTCAAGTTATGACCAGTCAATGCGTTAAAAGCATTTACTGTAGCCAACATTGAACGCTCACCATCTTCTTTATCGCGTTCTTTACCACGTTGAGAAATGGTATCAAACGCGATTTGTAGGATTTCAGGTGCGGTTGATAGTCCATGTGGCAATTCTGCAATAACCTCTTCTGATTCGCAGACAGGGTTTTCTTCAAACCACATATCGCCTTTGAAGCAGGCTTCAATATCTATTTCAAAGACAGACCAATCATAGCCAGTCTTTAAATAGTGTTTTATCCAATCCTGACTTTGTTCACCAAGGTACATCATTAGTTTTGAAAGTGTATTAGGATTTTTGTTGAAGAATCTCCAAAAATCATCAGAAACGACTATTTCGTTTTCACCCCTTGTTGTGCTACAAACGCTGTTTAGAATTTTGGAAATGGTGGTTATGTTAGGCACTGGTTGAGTCCTCATCTTTTTCCAACTGATATAGATCTTCAAGATCTTGATAGTTGTAGGATAAATCCATCTGCCACATTAGATATGAGAACATTCCGCCTTTTTGGTCTACGTCTGATTGTTTGGCGACTTCCATGATTGTTTCTAAGATCTTGTTGTCATCAGTTGTTGGATTTGATTTAGGCCACTCGCGTGAATATATACCTTCTTTGTAACCGTTCTGTTGACGGAAGATGTTGAGTGCGTTCTTGGCGATGTACATTTCATAGAGTTTGTCGAAATCCAGATGAAACTCCTCACAAATTGTCATGAATGTTTGTGGATTGAAACGATCTCGGAATGAATCCTTGATCATCACTTCTATGGCATCAATAGAGGATGGGTATAGGATTTTGTTTGGCGCCATCATTTTTGAATAGTATCTTGCCAGTTCTGACATTTCACAAGGCGTATCCCCGCTATTGGCGTGAATGATTAAATGTGACATTCCGAAATGCCAAATATCAACTAATTCTAGTTGTATTTGTGGGATGTCGAGATCGCCTTGTTTCTTCCACCATTTCCAGCCCACCATATCAATCAATTCACTACATTCCATTCTTAATGCGCGAAGGAAGTTCCAACCTAAATTTTTCCATTCAGGATTGACTGTTGAATTCATTGTATCTTGTAACTCGAACATTTCTTGTAATTTGTTTTGCATTATTATTCCTTTAGTGTTGGTTTTTATCTACTTTGTCATCTACTGGTTCAGGCTTGACACCAAATACCATCGACACAATAAGCTGGGCAATATTGGATGATAGTAGATTATCACAACCAAATTTTTTGCAACAGTTGGCCATTAACAAGATCATTTGATCTCTATAATCGGTGTTTTCTTGAAGATAATTTGATAAATCACCAATTGAGATTTGTGCTTTTGCATGAGGTATTTCTGGAAAAAACTGAGTTAGAGAATCATTCATTCTATCAATGATGATTTTTAGGGTTTCGGGCTGGGTGGATAATATGTGTAAGAATGGTTCTTGATCATTATCAGCGTGAACCATTGTAACGCCATGTGCATTACGCTTAGGTTCTGTGACTGACCCTATTAAAATAGAGTAGTCGCCCATTAATATTGTTGGTGTACCATCATCTTTATTGATGAAGACGGTGTCTTCCTTCCTTTTTAACATTTGTAGTTCCTTATTGGTCGTGATTGTGAAACTTAGATTAGGCATTGACGGAGGAAATTATACGGCATAAATGCAATGCTTTCATGAGCATATTGATTAAAGTGTGAGAAAATCATACATGATCCTTTTTTTCTTGCAGTGTTTTAGAAAATTAACGATCTTTTTCCGCCCTTGTTCGTTATCAACCATCAGATCGAAGTCAAATTGTGTTGTTTCGTGATTTATTTTAATGTGAATGTGGTAATCAGACATTTTCATCTCCACATCCAGATAAAGAACCGGGAAAATATTGAGATTGCTAATAGAGATAGTGATGTTATTAGGATTATGTTTACTGCTGTTTTTTCGTTACGGGTCATGTTGTCTCTGTCGATACAAAATATATAGAGAATCGAAGATACCATCAATACTGCTGATGAGAGAAAAATTTGTGTCAGCATTATTCTTCCTTTGGTTCATATTGTGAGATTGTAATTTCTACTCTTGGATTTTCTTTGTCGTAGAATTTTTCTATGGTCATTTTCTGGATTAGGTCGTCATCTTCATAGACTTCTGCATGTGTGAGAGCGTCTAATAATGATTTTAGAGGATTGTCTAAATCCCTCTTCCTCTTGTCTTTAAAATAATATTTTATGTCCATTTGTAATGGTAGATTTGCTCGTAGCTGCATTTTATTTCTAATACACCAATGAATTACAAACTTTCGATACTCTTTTCCTTCTTTTTTTATATATTTTATTACTCTATTGCCTTTTGCAATATGACCGTAGTATCCGTTTATGCTTGGTGGTACTGGTAATGTTAAGTTATACATTATTTCCCTTTTTGTATTCCTTCAACCTTAGAAAATAGTCTTCTGGATCAATTTCACGTCCGTCTGCTGGAATTTTTTGGATTAATTCTATTTTGTAGAGCTGTCCGTGGTTTATATTCTCAAGTCCTAGTAATGGGAAGTTTTTGTCATCCACTTCTAATAGGATAGTGTCTTGCCAACCACAACCTTCACAACCATGGCAGGAGAGTCGTTTTTGCTTGTTCAATCGCTTCATTATGCTGAATCCGCGATTAGTTATGCCGTTGTAAACGTTGCCTCGGTAGATTGAGCCGGGGCAGGTTACAATTTTGTCGTTTTCTTCATCGTTGGACAGTTGGAGCGTGAGCATGTGATCATTTCCTTTTTATTTTCGTAATCTCTGTGACCGCAGAGGGTAATTCTTACTTTTCTTTGGTGGAGTTTATAAGTTTTGGTAAATATTTGTTCTTGAAGGCTGCATCTACTGCCGAAGGTGGGGTGATACTGAATATTGTTTTTTGGATACTGGCTCATCGTTTAATAATTCCCATTTGTTGTTTTTAAGGATGAAGTCTTTGTGGATGCGAATTATATCGCCTTCTTCTGGTAAGGAATAGTCTAGCATTTCACCATAATGCGTTTTGTAATAGATAGGTTTGTTGTTTTCTGTGATATAGCCGATTGAATACTCGAATCCGCCTTTAAGGAAACATCTGAACTCTTTTATATGTGGTGGTTTGTTAATACTCATTTTCTATTTTGCATCCATTGTCTGATTATCGCCACCATCATATCAGGGTCTAAATCTTTGATGGTTTCTGGATTTTTGACTACTTTAATGATTTTTAATAGGTCGGTAGTGTGTTCGATTTTTGTGTGAGGGTCTTCGACTACTATTTTTATTGATAGTAGATCCTCGTCGACCTTTTTTCTTTGGATTTTATTAATATCGATTACGTTGCTCATTGATATTCCTTTGTTAGGTGCCGGTAACGCTGGCCTGTAAATTATCAAGTCTTCAAGCTGCCTTGGAGTGTTACCGGCTTAGAAGGAATTTTATCGGAAAATTTTTATAAAGGTTTGAAATAGGATTTAAATAAAATTGGTTTGTAGGGGGGGGTGTAAAGTTTTGTGTTTAGAGTGTTCTTTGATAGTTGTAATAGTTGATTGCTTAGAGCTTCGATCTTTTGGTCTTGTTCTGTGATGATTAAAAGTATCTCCGAGGAAATATTTGGTAAGTCGCTCGTTTATTAGTTGGTAGTCTCGTGTTGAGGCGTGAGAGAGCCATCATTTCATTTTCTAATGTCTTGACTCTCTCCATTATTTTCCTAATTTAGGTGATTGGTTCTATTGGTAGGAACTTTGTTTGTAAGCCGTTTGAGTATACCATGTGGTCGTTGTTTGAGTAGAGGTAAGTGTAATGGTGGTGGGAGGGAGGAGAGGTTAGGAAGAGGGAGATGGAGGTGATTATTGAGAGGATTGTTAGGAGGGTGAGGATGGTGAAGGTTATCATTTTAAGTCCTTTTGAATTGGTTAGTTACATTGTGTGTTAGGGATTATACTGAGGAAATGAGTAGGTGTCAATGGGTTTATAGTATTATTATATTGTGATGTTTGGTTTGGATTGGGAGGATTTTTTGAAAAAATATGTGAAAATCGGTCACAAGGTATAAAAGTCATGGGGATAATAAACCCCGTTAATAGAGTGTACGACGATATAAAAATAACTTATTTTTAAAGTTATTTTATTAATAATTATTTATGAAAACCAAAAATACATACTCTTATTTTTATTTATTGAATAGAATTTTTCTATTCTATCTATAATAATTTCATAATTAAGACTAGATATATCACCATGTTTATCCTTATATATAGCAGTAAATCTATACTCACCATCGTATTTATCATTAAATTGTTTTTGTGTTATCATATCTTTATTATTCCTCAATTAAAACAAAGTGAGCAACAACTTCAAAATTGCCTGATTCTTCTATAGTATCAATAAACGGTTTATCTGATAATATAAAACCTTCACTTTGTATTTCTGTTTTTATAGAATCATAGTCTATTTCATATTCATCATTATATGATTCTATATATCCGTCATTTAATTCTGATAATAGTGATTCTGTTAATTCTATTTTTGTCATATCTTTATATATTGAAACGTATAAAACAGGGTTTGTATGACCGGAAAAATAATCAGGTAGGCAAATATCGTTTATTGCAATGTTGTTGTAAATCATTTTATATAACCCTTTCAAGTAAAGCATTTTCAATCATATCAATACCTAAGTCTATCTCTAAAGAAATAGGATTGTAGACAAGAAAACCACACCATTGTTCATCATAATTATAGTCTCTAATCATAACGCCTAGACTTTCTTCAATTATTTTTTTTCGATTTGGTGTCATTCTAATACTACAATGAACATCAAATTCGTGATAATGACATACTGAAAACATATCCTTTGATACACTATAATACCCAGCGCAATCATTAACCTGCCATAATTCCCATTCGTCTATGATATAATTTTCAACAACTTCATATTCTTCATAGCTCAATTCGCGACCTAAATTTTCAGCCAATATTTTTTTAATATCATTCTGATAATATTGTATTGAATCACCCATTTCAAAATTTTCTATTAGCATCTTTTTTTCGTTTTCAATACCATCATTTTCAGCTTTTTCGATTATTTCTTTTAAATTAATCATTTTTAATAATCCTTTTTTATTTTTGGTAAGCAGTGTTTTAGAGCTGTAAATATATGAGTATCATTCAAGTATGAATATAGTTCATCGCAGAAAAAAACATTTAATTTTGCAGCTTTTGCAACGTCAAAACAAAACCTCATTTGCAGATTTTTAACTTTATCGCTATTTGCAAACAGCCCTTTTTCATATTGACTCGCAACATTAGGATACTTCTCTAAAACAATATCTATTTGTCTTTTCATGTGTTCCAAGTGGTGGTTTTTAATTTTCATTTTAATAGCCTTATTTATTATCAAAACTAACTTTTATAATCTAAAACAAGCAAAACCGGTTTATATCCTGAATGATAAGAATCACCAAAAACACTTCTACCACACCCATTATATGTAATATCTTTCTTACAAACTGTTTTTACAACTCCATTATGCTCTATTAAATCATTAGTTTGTAATAATGAAATATGAATCTTTCTTGTATTATAAATTTCCATTTTAACATCCTTTATTATCTTCAAAACGGGTTTTAGTTTTTTGCTAGGTTTTCAAAAAACATTTGATTCTTAGTTACCCCGCGTCCTGTTTTATCAGAATATCTATAACCTGTTAGTTTTGCCCATACTTTTAATGCTAATTTCTGTGAACTATTTGTACGATAATAACTATCGGTAAAATCAATACCAGTCATTTGAAGCATAATAAAAGCTTGAACCCTATTCGGTTTTTCGCACCTATTATTATACCCGTAATAATTTTCGCCTCTTAATTGTTCTATACATTCTTTAGGTGTTCCCGCTGCTAGACTTCTAACACAAGATAGATTGCCACTAGCTTCTACCATATATAACTCGACACGATGCCAACCCGTATGATGCCCATACTTGAAAAAGTAAACAGAGCCGCTATCACATTGGACAGAATTTCTATCTGCTATATATTGCTGTAAATTTGCTTTTAATATTCGCATTTATTTATCCCCGCAATATACTGCTACAAAATCACCGTTTTTTAATTGTCCAATTACATAATCATAATCATTCCATCCTAGTTTTATCAGTAATTTATCTACAGAATTTTTAACATTCTGCTCTAAATTAAATTCGCCAACTTGATTAACAGTATTAGAGCTAGCAACACACGATGCTTTATATCTAATATTATTATTTCTTTGTGTTGGTGATAATGTTCTTATCAATATAGCTTGCATTATATATGCACCTTTTTAAATTTAACGCCATTAATAATTGCGGCTCTGTTATCGTTTTTATTTTCTAACCATTCAATTTCTAACATGACTTGAGAGACTTGAACATTATCTATAACAATATTGAAACGTCTTAGACCTAAAACATTATCGTTTGATCCGTGATTAAAAACTTGTATTAAATCTCGTTCGATATTATCAACTAACATTTTTAATTTGCTCATTATTTATCACCTTTTTGTTTTGCAGCTAAGTAAACAGGATAAAATTCGTGCATGAAGTTAACCATTTTAATAATCTGATTATCTTGATCACCTGATTTACCAATTTTGCGAAGTTTGAACGCTTTTATTTCTGCTTCAGTTGCAAGTGGATTTTTCATAAGATAGTCACATAAAACGCGATATTGCCCGACAAATTCATTATTAATTCTTGACGGCTGTTTGTTGCCTGTTATAGAGTGATAGACGTTTTTAAATGTAGTCTTTACGTCAAACGTACATTGCTTTTGTAAAGTATCTTCTATAAGCTTGTATGCTTTATAAGATAGCTTTGAATCACTCTTAATAGTAAGACTAATCAACTCGTTAACTATTTCAGCTTTTTTTTCTGCTGAATAAATCGCACCTATTTCTAATCCAGTTTGCCTGAAATATTGCCTTATTTCCCCATAAGGTAAACCAGCAATCGCTAATTCGTTCATTATTTCAGACTCAGTCAAATTGTTTTTGAACCCGTCTTTAATGATCTTGGTGAATTTAGTATATTCGATCATTATCTATTCCTTATCTATCCAAAAAAAATAAGTATTAAACGACTTATCGTTTTGCCCAAAATCTTTCATTAAATCTATAATAGAATCAAAGTCATCGTCTGATTCACATATGTCATTTTCTAATAAATATAGTGATAATATTTCCACGTGATTTACATCACCCCATTTTTTTATCTCAATAGCGTTGTTAGTATAATCTGTTGTGCTGAAATTTAATCTGTCAATTATATTCATATTCTAGTCCTCATATTCTGCTTGATT